TCTGTGATGTTATCACTCCATGCTGAATATACTGAGCCTGATGACCAGTTATATCTTTCAACACAAAAAGATCTATCAGTAATAATTTTTACTGATTGCATAGAAAGTTGTGCGTTTCGTATTTCACGAATGTTTTGAATAGGATCAATAACTGTATCAGCCGAATCGTAAGGTTCAGATTTACCAACCGCAACGTGATAACTCACACCTGTACTATCCACATCGTTGATAAGAGTATCAATGACCCGTCTTTTAAAATTGTCTGTAACTATTGCTGGCATTTATCTATCCTATTGTTTTGATGCTAGGTGCCAATTAGCACCAGTCCATATCATAAATCCGGCTTGATTTTGAGTAAAGGCTGTGTTTGTCCCGCCGGCAAAATTTGTTGGTTGTACAGTTGCTGTACCTGTACCATTATTTACAAAGTATTTCAATTCACCTACTACTGCACCGTCGTCTAAATATCCAATTATTGGAGCTGCTGAATTAAATATACAAAGTGCGGCTTCATTATCTATTGAACCGTCTGCAGTTTGTATTGAACTTCTTACAGCAAACTTAGTATCCATTACTACGGCGCCGTCACCTTTACCACCTAATGCTAAATTAATATTTGTGTCTGTTCCATCTACATATATTGATGGTGCATATCCAGCTGCTTCTCCACCCATTGATAAAAAATTCACCGCGGCAGGAAAAGCTTCATATTTTGTGACAGTTGCACCATTAGTATCTAAAATACGATTAATCTTTGGAAAGTTAATGGTTGCTGAATCTAATATTTTATTTTCTAAAGTCTGTGCATGCTTAGTCATAACAAATGTATCACTATCACCTAAAGGTGGTAAATTGATTTGTCTATGAGCAGTCAATGCACCTGGTATAATTTCGTAATTATGACTAGAATCATCATCTTTAATCTTAGGTGACGTAAGTGCAGTTGCAGCCATTGTCTTATTGAAAAGTGTCTGGTGTGCTGTATCTATTACAACGTTACCACTCGAATCCGGTAATGTAATAGTATTATTTTGAGTAGGATCTTCTACATCTAAAATAGTTTTGAATGAATTAACACTCGCACCATTAAAATGAATACCATCAGAATCTAGAAAGAGATATGGAGATACCTGATCGCTTTCACCAAGAAAGCCATATATCTCTTGAAAGTTTTGATTTATCTTTGTACCGGCATTACGTAATGAGTCACCTGTACCGTCATTTGCGGTAGCGCCAGTATTAATAATTTGTCTAGCCATTTTATCTCTCTTTAAAAGTTATCACTATTTATAATAGTTTTTAGAAGAAGTCGTTACTAAAATTCATTAGTATTGTATTATCACTTGACATTCTTGGGAATGAAGGATCAGCCACTGTACTGTCGTCATCAAATGTATTTGACCCTGGGTTCTGAACATTTGCCAAGTTATTAAAGTTTAAATCAAAAGCAGCAAGAGTCATCGCAGGTGGAAATTGTCCTAGCTGTACAGGTTTTAAGGTAAATGGTTCAACTTGAGAACCTAAATCTTGTACAATATGATTAGTTGCATTAAATCCAAACATAGCAGCATCTGCTATACCAGTAAATTGTGGTCCTGTAGAATCTGCAATACCTGGAGGCATTAACAAATAATCAGGCTCTGCAATACTTACAATCTGAACTTCACCAGCCACATACATACCAGCTGGATGAACAAATAATTTATATATGTCTCTCCACGTGTCTATAGGTAATGTAGACTTAATGAGCAAAGCATACTTCTGATATAATTTATCATCGGTTAAATATCTCTGTTCATCAGGTCCAATGCGTGATGCTGATACAGTAATCTCAGGAGCATAAGGAGTTATGCCAGCATTTTGATTTGCTTTCTCTTTATCAATATCATGTACATTACCGACAATAAAAACATTTTCTTTTGTGTATTTTACATCCACGAATGAATTAAAGAATACTCTAAAGAATTGTTCGATACTATACTTTGTACCTTTTGATTTATATAACGTACTTGAATAGTCAGCGGCTTCTCTTTTATTCCTAAAGCCTTCGAAGTATTGTTGACCTAAAAGTAATTCGTCTTCTATAAAAGATAACAGGTCTATATCGACCTGTGTAATATCACGACTTAAAAATAATTCATCTATAAGTTTTGTTGGTGATACATCACTATCAGCATAATCATAATACGCATCTAAAAATTTTGTAAACTTAGGATACTCAGTCTGAAAAAATTCAGGTAACGCACTCGTTACGTGCTTTTTATCTTGTACCGATATCGGCCGACGATTAATATCGCGTAATGTTTTATCTAGTGACATATTAGCTCGTTGTGACTACGTTAGCTTGTACAAATGACGGACCGTCATCATATACAACAATTTGATTTTGACCTGGTGAAGAAAATGATTCATTAGCTGCAACTGCAGATATTTTAATAAAGTCGTTACCACCGATAATACTATCTACTAATAAACCATTAATTTTTACAAACCCAGTAGAAGGCTCATATTCTCCTACATTATCTACTAAAACAGTATTACCAGCTATTTCAAATAACTGTAATTTAGTACTATTAAGCTGATTTTTTAAAGTTACTTTTTTGCCCGCTGATTGGAACCCTGTAGATGTGATAATATGATTATCTGGATCAGGTTCTGCAATAGGTGATGCATACCTAAGATCAGCTGATTCAGTAGTGCCTAAAAATGGTACATATCTTTTTTGTACTTTTAATAAAGCTCGTGATGAAAGTACTGATGGATCTACTTCGTCTACTAACGCTAATAAGTTAGACCGCCTATATGACTGATCAAATAAACCTGTATTATTAGCAAAATAATTAATTGTAGCAGTTTCAACTCTATCTTGTATTTCTTGAACTGATGATGATGTAAACTTAGGATTGAATTGAAAGAAAACAGATGTTTCAAGAAATGTAGTATCAGGATCTTCAAACTTAATATCGAATGTAATGACCTGTAATTGTTGACCTAGAGCAATGATATCACCCTTTGTTTTATCTATTGTTGCTTGAGTCACATCATCTTTAAATACTATTGATAAGAAAACACATCCATATTCTTTACGAACTGCATCTTCACCACCATAAGCCTGAATATCTTTTATAAGATAACCAAAGTTACGTTTAACGAGCGTAGCATAGTCAGATGCTGTAACCATTCTGTTCTGTGATGCATATGAGAACGGTGCATTCTTACGAATAGAAGCCACTGTTTCAACATCAGATCCAGATACAGCTTTAGTCACAGTAGTTAAAGATAAATTAAAAGATGTATTTCCGCCAGCATTAGGTACTGAAATTTGGTTTACTGGAGTAAATGTTGTAGCTCCGTTTGCATCAGGACCATTGGTTGAAAGATATTCTACGACTATTTTATTACCAGCTGCAGGTGCCTTGCCTAAAGTAAATCCATCGCCAAAAGATAATTCATAAAATCCATTTGGCGTTTCTCTCAAAATATATAACTTAGATTGATCATCAATCGTATCAGCTTCTTTTAAATCTGTAAATGTAGCAAAGGTAGTAGTAGATAAGTCATCATATACACTAACAAATGCTGTTGTTGTATCGATATTTTTATCTGGTATCACATATACTGAATCAACTGAATTTTCACTAACGATAAAAGTCTTTGTTGTATTTGTACCTTCTTTAATAGTAATGGCTTCGCTACCTTTATCATCTTTAAAGATGTATAATCCATTACCGTTATCTTCTGCTGTAACAGAACCTATCGTTTCAAACGTATAAGCTATATTATCAAATGTAGTAGAAAATTTAGTACCTCGAGGCAATGTTAGAAACGTTGGTCTACCTGTAAGATTGCCTGTATTGACCGATAAATTTACTGTGGCTGTAGAAGCAGCCTTTGATGCCGGCATATAGCCAATAGCTTCGGCAAGTGAAACAACAGATGATCTCAGCTGAGCAGTTGTCAAATAAGATTCGTTTAATGCCATGTTTGCAATTAATGCATTATAATGTGTGTTGTATGCTAATACATCAAGCATAGCTGAAAGGCCTGAACCTTCGAAGTTATAATCATTAAAATCTGGATGATTTTGCAAAGAAGTTTTTAAAGTATTTTTAATATTTGCAAAATCTAGATCTGTTGAACTTATTGTTGTTACCATTACCTTAACCTCGACACAGTAGTTTCTAATTCTACTTCTTGTTCAGTTGACTTTATTCTAAATAATAATCTTACCTGTAATGAATTACGGTCAGGATTACTATTTACATCTATGTTTATTATTTTTGCTCTTGGTTCATATTGTTCTAATGCACTTTTTATTTGATCTTCTATATGAGTACCCATACCAGCATCTGCTAATTCAAATAACATACCTGTAATATTAGCACCATAGAATATTTCAAATGGCTTTTCATACCTATTAGTAGAAACTATATTTTTTACAGATTGTTTTACAGCATCAGCATCTGTTTTTTTGTATATGTCACCACTAGGCCTTCTTTCGAATAATAGATCTATATCCGAATATAGCTTATCTCTGCTCGTAAGAATCGAACTAGATAGATTGCCGTCTTCTATAGATAATATTCTTGCCATGTTAAACCTTTTTCATCTATTTATAACTTTAAACTGCGTCTTTTAATAAGAAAA